TGATTTGTACAGTTCATGTCACATATGGTTTGCCCCTACTGAACTTGAAGGTCTTTTTAATGTAGCAATGGAGGCTGCATTATGTGGTTGTTTAATTGTTTGTAATAACATAAAGACAAATGGTATGGTATTAGATTATGCCTTTGGTGATACAGCTATGATATATAAATTTGGTAATTTAGATAATGCAGTAAAATTGATAGAAAATCCTGATTGGTCGTTAATTAATAATATGCAAAAACTTATTGTTAATAAAATAGGAAATAGAAAGACAAATATGCAAAAATTTATTAAATGTATTGAGCAGATGTAATGTGTAACAAAATGGCATTTACGACAACAGCGTTATCTAGACCAGAAATATTAGAGCAGACGTATAAATCTTTTTTTACTAATATAGAAGGTATAAATATATCTAAATGTATTTTATATATTAATATAGATCCTGTACCTAATAGTAAATTACAACAAAATACTTTAGCAGTAGCAAAAAAATATTTTAATAATGTAATTTATAGATTGCCTAAACAACCAAATTTTACAGATGCAGTTAATTGGTGTTGGTCTAGCGCAGAAACACCTTATATTTTTCAGCTTGAAGATGATTGGGTATTACTTGAAAAAATAAATATTAATAACATATTTAATTTGTTTGATAAGACGGGGGCATTGGAGGTAATTTTAAGAGCCTATACTACTAGGTATACTAAACTTGCCCTTAGCCCGAGTGTTTGGAAATATGATTTATATAAAGTTTTTGCTGGAAAATTAGATGTTAGTAAGAATCCTGAAGTACAGTTGAGGAGTAGTAGGTTTGCAGAAAAATTTACTAAGAAAAATATTATAACAGTTGGTAAGAATATTATTGTTAAAGATATTGGTAGAAAATGGTTAGAGCTTAAAGGGTTAAAAAAGCCAATAAAATTTAATTTTATACAGTATTAGAAAAAAAATAAAATAAAGATATAACACATAGAAATGTTTGTTAAACATCATAGTAAATTAAATAATTGGGGGGACAAAATAGGTCCTATTTTATTTGAATGCATATCAGGAATTAAACCTAAAGCTGTAGGTATGTCTTTTGAAAACATTGAAAAAAAAGATGTTTATTTAATAGTTGGCAGTATTCTTCAAAGAGCAGATCCTTATTCTATTATATGGGGGCCTGGTTTTATTACAGAATCGAGTAAAATTATATATAAACCAAAGGAAATTTACGCAGTAAGGGGGCCACTTACTATTAAAAAATTAAAAGAGCAGGGGTATACTTGTAACGTTTATGGTGATCCAGTTTTACTTTATCCGAGATTTTATACACCTGTTAGTGTTAAGAAAAAATATAAATTGGGGGTTATTCCTCATTTTATAGATAAAAATTCTGAATTTTTAAATAAATTTAGAGGAATTTCTGATATTTTAATTATAGATATTCAGGAAGATATTAATGTTTTTGTTGATAAAGTTTGTAGTTGTGAGTTAATAGCGTCGAGTTCTTTACACGGTATCATAGTCTCTGATGCTTATAATATACCCTCAATATGGATTGAATTGTCTTCTAAGGTAAAGGGTAATGGTTTTAAATTTAGAGATTACTTTGAGTCTGTACACAGAGAAGAAAAGTTACCACTAGTGATTAATGAAAATACTACATTACAACAGGTTTATGATAAATTTAAAGATTATGTTCTTGATATAGATATAGATAGATTGTATAATGTTTGTCCTTTTAAAAAAGTAGCGAGGTAAAACATGAAAGTAGTTTTTATTTATTTACCACATGATTTTTTAAACCAACCCGATGCGCAAGCGCCTTTAGGGTTAATGTATTTGGCTGCAGTATTAGAACAAAACGATATAGACGTAGAGATAAAAAATTATTCTTCTTATTCTAAGAAAACAGCCATAGAAGATCTTTCTGAAGCAGATATGTATGGAATAACAACTACCTGTCTTGAGTTACCTGTTGCTAATGAGTTTTCAAAATTGATAAAAATTAAATATCCCAATGCCAAAGTAGTTCTTGGTGGTCCAGGTACTATATCGAAAGAGTTTGTAGATTTTAAAGTAGTAGATTCTATTTGTGTGGGTGAGGGAGAAATAACTATTTTAAATATTATTAAGGATATAAAGAAAAACAAATTACAACAAGTTTATCAGGGGGAACCTGTAAAAGATCTTAATACTATTCCTTTACCAGCAAGACATTTATTAGATTTTCAAGGCGGAAATATTTTTATCTTTAATAAAAACTATCGTGAGGGTGGTAGTACAATAATTTTGACTTCAAGGGGCTGTCCTTTTTCTTGTGCTTTTTGTTGTGCTTCTAAATTCACATATAGAAAAGTAAGATATAGAACTGCCCAATCAATATATGATGAAATGCGTGAAGTGATAGATAATTTTGGAATAACACAATTTAGGTTTTCAGACGACATGTTTACGGCGAGTCGCCAACATGTTGAAAGTGTGTGTAAAAAAATTAAAAGTCTTGATGTTGTATGGCGAATATCTTGTAGAGTAAACCCATTTGATGAAGATATGGCTAAAATTATGTATGATGCTGGATGTGTTGAGGCTTCTTTTGGTGTTGAAAGTTTTGATGATAATGTTTTAAAAATATTAAACAAGAAAACTACCGCAAAAGATAATGTCAGGGCGTTAGAAATATGTGCTAAGGTTGGTTTAAAAACAAGAATATTATTTATGATAAGAACGCCCGGTCAAACAAAACACACCGTACCTATTAATATTAAATATTTACAGGAAGTGCCTTATGATATTATTGCATGTACTTCTTTTGTTCCAATTCCAGGATGTGATGTATGGTATAACCCATTGAAGTATAATATAGAAATTCTTAGTAGAGATCTTAATGATTATAATTTTTATTTTTTTGGTCCAGATGGTGTTAATAAATTAAAACCCCTCATTAAAATTAGAGATAGAAGTCTTGAAGAATTTCAAGAAGAATCTGAATATTTTAGAAAGTGGATACAAGCTACAGGTAAAGTTAATAAAGGATAAATAATGGCCATATTAAAAGAAACACAAAAAGAGAGGGATTTAGAATTGGCGGAAATATTAAATAAACCCTTGAATTATATACAACAACTTAGTATTTGTACACCAGATTCTATTAGAATATTTAATGAAAAAGGGGTTATTGAGACAGAGAAAGATTTCTTATCTTTGTATCAAGAATATAATTATTTAGATTTGGATGCATATTTAAAAACTATGATGTTTACAAGTGTGATGCGTAGAGGAGCGACGCTTAAAAAACTAATAAATGATACGTCAAACAAAGAGTGTTTGGATTTTGGAAGCGGCGTTGGTACACACGCTATTGCTTTGTTGGAAAATGGAAATGATGTAGATATTCTTGATGTGAAAGGTCCGCTATTAAAATTTGCTAGAGCAAGAATTAAAAAACGTGGATTTAAAGTCAATGTGTTTTATCATGATTCTGTATTACCAAAAAACAAATATGATGTAATTATTTGTTCAGATGTATTAGAACATGTTTATAACCCCTTAAAGGAATTTGAAAGGATATGCTTATCTATTAAACAAAATGGTAAATTATTTTTAGAGGTGAGTAGAAAAATTAAACCATCATCTGGACATTTTGCACATTCGATAAGTTTATGGAAAAAAGAAGGCGTTACTATTTTAAACAAATTATTTAAAAAAATAGATGAGAATTTATACATAAAAAAATGATTACGGCAAATTTAATTCAAGGCAATAACTGTAATATATCACCTGATGCTTATGTTGGTTTTAAAGAACACGGTGGGAAAATAATACTTGGTAACAATGTAAGAATAATGCATAATTGTGTTATAAGAACCTGTACAGGAATAATAAACATAGGTAATAACGTAAGTATAGGTTATTATTGTGTTATGCACGGTATGGGAGGAATAGAAATAGGAGACAATGTTTTATTTAGTCCAAATGTTCATATATATGCACAAGATCATGGAGTAGCAATTAATCAACTTATAATGAAACAAAAAAATATACCAAAACATGTTATAATAGGTAGTGACGTGTGGATCGGTGCAAATACTGTTGTGTGTGGTGGTGTTAAAATAGGAAATGGGTGTGTTATAGGGGCCGGAAGCGTTGTTACAAAAAATATTCCTGATTATGGAATTTGGGCAGGGAATCCAGTAAGGAAAATAGGAGAACGTGTATGAAAATATTATATTTTACTGATAAATACACCTTTAATACTTATGGTACAAAGAGATCTATATATGAAGAAGTCAAAAATAAGGGATATGATATTATTTGGGTAGATAAAAGTAAAATTATAAGTGTTTTAAATTTAATTGATAGATTGAACCCAGATCAAATTTGGTTATCTCATTCTGGTTTAGTACTTCCTTATGGTATTAAAAAACAAATTAAAATTCCAATTATTGGTTTTGGTTTTAGTGATCCTTATTATTTTTCTTCGGAAAGATTTAAAAGTTATGACGTTTATGTAACAAATCATTATGAGACTTTTGAAAAGTATAAAACAGTAATACCAGTACACTATAATCAAACAGCTTGTGATTTTAAGTATCACAAAAATTTATATTTAAAAAAAGATATAGATGTTTCTTTAATCGGGTGTGGTTTACATCCAAGATTTAAGAATAAAAAGGAACGCCTTGAAATAGTTAAAGATATAAATAACACTGTAAGTTGTAATTTACAGGTTTACGGTTCGGGATGGTTTAGTGCAAGTTATACACATAAAGCAATAACAGGTAGTGAATTTCTTAATGTAATTAACAGAAGTAAAATAGGTTTAGATATACAGGATTTTTTTTCACCTTTAGCACATAGAATGTTTGAGTATTCAGCCTGTGCTACTCCGGTTATAACAAGAGAAAGAGATGAGGTTTTTAAAGTATTTGAAAAAGATAAAGAAATTTTAACATATAAAAACAAAAAAGATTTAAAAGAAAAATTAAATTATTATTTAAAAAATGCAGACCTGTTAACAGAAATAGGAGTAAATGCAGCTAACAGGTGTAAAAAAGAGCATGATGTATCTTTTAGAGTTGCCGGTATTCTTGATTTTTTAAAAAAGAATGTGGCATAATTATTGCATAAAATATTTGTATGAAAAAAAAAAAATAAAACAAAATAAACGAAAAATATGTACCAAAGAAACACCTTGTGATGGTAAAGGCCGTTGGGCACATCCGGATGCGGTATTAAAATATGATGATGTAGATGTTTTATGATATGAGTGCCCTATTTGTGGGACGTATTTTGGTGAGACACAACCTGATTAGTAAGAGAAAATAGTCATGAAAATTAGTAAGAGAAAATAGTCATGAAAAAAATATTTATTTTATTAGTTTTTGTTTTGTTTTTATTTGTTGTTCCTGCTAATTCATCAGAACTTTGTACTGATTGTGCAGATATTTGTACGGTAACAAAAGTAATAGATGGGGATACTATTAAAGCTGAATGTGTATTTAGAGGCAGATCTACAATTAGATTAAATACTATAGATTCTTTTGAATCTCGTAGGTTTCCTAGGGCGTACAAACAGGCAAAAACTTACAATATAACAATAGATGAAGTAATAAATAGAGGAAAAAAAGCAAAGAAAATAACAAGTACTTTGGTTTTAAATAAACACGTTGTACTTTTTTTTAGAGAACATAAATACGGACGCTATGGTAGAATGTTGGCAGATATTTTTATTGTTATAGACGGAAAATGGACAAATTTAAACAATTTTCTTTTAATTAAACACTCCGATGTGTTTTTTAAATATGGAAAATAGTTAATTATAGTTAGAGATTTGCATGGAATTAATAAAGTCTTTAAAAAGAAATGAAGGTTTTAGAGGAATGCCTTATAAATGTGTGAGAGGGAAACTTACTATAGGATATGGCTGTAGGCTTCCTATTAGTAGAAAAGAGGCGGAGTTAATTCTTGAAAATAGAGTTTCTATAATTAAAAAAAGATTACAAAGAAGGCTTTCCAATGTCTGGGCTGATTTACCAGAAAATGTCAAAGAAGTATTAATAGAAATGGCATATCAAATGGGGGTTGCTGGGTTGTTTAAGTTTAAAAAAACTATAAGATATATACGTGCTAAAAATTTTGAGGCGGCTGCAGAAGAAATGCTTGATAGTCAATGGGCAAGATGCTACAAATCAAGAGCACGAAAATTATCAAAAAAAATGAGAAAAAAAATAGGAGATAAAAAAGATGGTTACACCAGAAATGATTCCGAATGTTGATCAGTATTTAGTAGATGCTATTACGTATGTCAGTATGTTCGTAACTAGCAACCCAATAACTATTGGTGCTGTTTTAGCAGTATTAAAGGCTATTGCAAAAGTTACAAAAAGCACTAAAGATGATAGGGTTTATACGTTATTGGTTAATAGCTTGAATAAACTTGTTCCTGGTAGATATAATACTAGTAAAAAAATAACATCTAAAAGAAAAAGAACCGTTTAGTTGTTGGTTGGAGCAAATTATGGAACTAGTATTGTATGATGATTTAGAAGAATTTATCAAAGACATAGTTAAATTTTTAGTAATAGAAAATAAAAATGTTGAAAAACTTTTAAAAGAATTTAAACAATTAAAAGTAATAACAATATTTTTTGATGCTGAAGATGGTAAATTTTTATGCTATATGTGGTTGAAAAATAAAAAGATAAAAAAATACGAGATAATAGATTCTATAACTTGTGGGTGGGCACAGTATTGTGGCATAGATGATGCAGATACTTTAACAAATCTTAAAACCTGTTCTTTAGTTAATTATTCGATTTTAGAAGGTTTAAATTTGTAAATGGATAAAACAAAATATTCAAATATAAAATTAATAGTTTTAAGTGTTGATGGCGTGTTTACCGACGGTAAAGGTGCTTATAAATGCGATGGAAGTATTATATCGAAAAATTTTTTAGATAAAGATTTTAAATCTTTATCTAAGCTTCGTGAATTTTTTAATATCATTATTTTGTCTAGCGAAGAACATATAAATAGAGGCGTGTTTAAGAAAAAAGGATTTAAATTTTATTGTTCAAAAAATAAAAAGAAAATGTTAAAACAAATATTAAGAGAAAGAAGTACAATGCCCGATGAATGTATTTACGTTGGGGATGACTTGTTAGATTTGCCTACGAGGCGACAATATTTGGCATGTTAATTGCATAAACTAATAGCACGAGTTGATAGAATTCGACAGGAATGAAAAACTGTGTTTTCAATTTCAACTCTGTTTTAGAACGTTTTAACAGTCGGGATATCGACTGTAGGTTTAGGTTGAAGTAAGACAACTTCGGTTGCATCCGCTGTTGAAGGCCAAGAAACCAAGGCGCTTTAGCCCTTGGAGTATGTCATAGATAGTTGGGGTTTTGAAAAAATGCAAATGAAATATGGTATAGGGGAATTTAAAAACGCCTATCGCCCAAGAGATATAAAATATGTTGTTGGGCATAAATTAATAAAAAAGTTTTTAATAAATAGTGTTGAAACAAATACTTTACTTTGTGACAATTGTAGATCTATTTTTTCTGGCTCAAGTCCTGATTTTAAAGAAGTAAATGTTGCGGATAAAACTGGAGTAGATAATATAAGATCTATAAGTGAAACTTTTAAATTTTCTCCTATGTATTTAAATAATAAAGTTTATATTTTAGATGAATGTCATATGCTATCTAAACAAGCACAAAATGCGATATTAAAAGATTTAGAAGACACTCCAAAAAACGTTTATATTATTTTTTGTACAACAAGCAAAGATAATTTAATACCGATGCTTTTAGATAGATGCTATGATTTTAATTTTAAAGCTCTAAATAAAACAGAATTAAATAAAATGGTAAAAGATATTTTAATTGTAGAGGGGCAAACTTTAAATAGCGATATAATAGAATGTTTATTGGAACTCTCGCAAGGAAGTGCAAGAAAACTATTAGTAAATTTACAAAAAGTTTTACTATCTGATGTAAAAAATATTAAAGAAGCTTCAGAAATATTGGGAACAGAAGTAGTACATCAATATGATATTAAACAATTATTTAAAGCTATTATGATGAAAAATAGCAATATTGCTTTTAAAATTATAGCTAAGTATTCTTATGAAGATTGTGATTTAATAAGAAAAAATTTAATAAATTATTTTGGTGGAATACTCTTACGTGTTGGTAAACAAAATATACAAAAAGCTTCAAGAATATCTTATGTTATTGACGTATTATCATCAAATATTGATAATCCAACAAAAGGAATGTTTATAAACGATATCTTTAAAGTAACTACCGCCTCTGGAAAAGCTTATGTTTAATTCTGTTGATACAACCTTTTATAATTTACCTTTTAAATTAGATTATAGATATATAAATACAGTAGAAGACGCTTTTAAAACGTTTGAGTATTTTGATAAATTTAATGCTGTTGGTGTTGATATTGAAGCAACGGGTTTAGATCCTTTTGAAGATAAAGTTCTTTTGTTACAGCTAGCTTTACCAAATGGTAAAGTATTTGTATATGATATTAGATATATACCTTTTGAATTATTTAAAACTATTTTAGAAGATACTCGTTTTTTACATATACTTCAAAATTCTATATATGATTATAAGATGATTAAGCAAGGATATAATATAGAAATAAGTAGAATATATGATACTATGTTAGCTGAGAGGTGTCTTACTCTTGGGCTTAATTCTTCTGCTAATCTTGAGAGTTTGGTTTATAAATATTTAAATTATAATATTGAAAAAGATGTTGCAAAAGATTTTGTTGGTGGAATTACTGGTGAACTAACGAACAGACAAATACAGTATGCTGCTCATGATGCAGCATGTTTGTTTGGAATAGTTAAGGCCCAAGCTCCAGCTATAGAAAGTAATAAACTTAACAGAGTATGTAAATTAGAATTTGAATTTGCTCCGTGCATGGCTAATATGGAGCTGGTAGGTGTGTTGTTAGATAAAGAAAATTGGAGAACCATGATGGCTGAAACAAAGCGTGATTTAGATGCTGTTGTTAATGCTATTTTACCAGCGTTGGAGCCTGGAATAAGACAACGCGGTTTGTTTGGAACCCCCGCTATAAATTTATCTAGTACTTCTCAACTGCTTACTTGTTTGAAAAATATGGGTTTACAACTAAAAGATACTTCCGTTAGTTCCTTACATAAAGTTAAGTTGGCACATCCAGTAATTCCGTTATTACTTAAATACAGACAATTAGAAAAACTTTTAAATAGTTTTGGTGAGAATATACTTAAAAAAATAAATCCAAAAACAGGAAGATTGCACCCCTCATATACACAAATGGTACGTACTGGAAGACTTAGCTGTAGTAATCCAAACCTTCAACAAATGCCTGGACAAAAATCTTTTAGATCTTGTTTTATAGCAAAACCGGGATATAAGATGGTTACTAGTGATATGTCTCAAGCAGAACTTCGTATATTAGCTTGTTTATCTAAAGATCCTGTTTTTATTGAAACATATAAAAAAGGCGGTGATATACATGTTGCTACGGCTTGTGACGTATTTGGTTTAACAGAAGAAGAAATTATTGCTGATAAAAATCTTCCAGACGACGATCCGGCTAAAAAAGATTATAGAAAACATACCAAAGCGCTGAATTTTGGCTTATGTATTTGTAGTAATTCAATAATTTTCACAAACAAAGGAATGAAGGAAATAAAAAATTCTAATATTAATGATGTTGTAGCGCATGATATAGGCAAAGATAAAATAATAGATAAACAATATAGAGGAAAAAAAGAAGTATTCGAAATTAAAACGAAGTACGGCTATACTTTAGAAGTTACAGAAGATCATCCAATTAAAGTAATAAACAGTGATGGTAATTATGTAGATAAGACACTTAAAGATGTAGATATAGATGTAGATCAAGCTTGTCTTAAAGCCGGGTCTAACTTGTTTGCGAATGAGATGTATAGGTTTGATAAATTTTCTGTTAAGAAAAATAGTAATTATAAACATCTTGACTTACCAAAAGTTTTAGATGAGAATTGGGCAGCTTTTTTGGGGCTGTTCGTTGCTGAGGGAAGTATGCCTGTAAGGAAAGGTAAAAATTATTCTTGGTCGGTTGAATTTAAGTTTTCTAAAAATGAATCAGAAATATTAGATAGTGTATATAATCTTCTTTACTTGCTGTTTGGAGACAGGCTATCTGTTAGTAATAAAGGAAGATGTGCAGAATATAAAATTTCATCTTCTTTGCTTGCGGCGTGGGTAAAAAGTTTATTTAATTTAGAAAGTAATAAAACACTTATTATACATATACCAGATTGTATAAAAAAGAGTCCCAAAAATATACAAACATCCTTTATCAGATGGGCTTTTGAGGGGGATGGATCTATTGCAAGTAATCAAAACGGTGTTAGAATAAGATATGCTAGTACATCTTATGTATTAGTAAAGGATCTACAATTATTACTGTTAAATATGAATATAATCAGTTCTATAACATATCATTATGATAAAAGGTATCCAGGAAAAAAGTTTTATGATTTGAGTATAGTATCTGATAATTCTAGACAGTTGTTTATGAAGCAAATAGGATTTGTTACAAATTATAAAAATAACAGATGTTTTAGTTCAATAAGCTGTACTATGCCTTTTTATAATATTAATAACCAAAGTAATAGATTGAAAAATATTAAGCCTTGTAAAACTATTAAATATTTATTGTCCAAAGATATAAGATTAAATCATATTAATAACACACATTTAAAAAATTTTAGTAAATATGATGATTTTTTTAAATTTATTTATGATAATAATATAATTACGCTCCCAATAGTTTCAATAAAAAGCAAAGGAGTTAAACCTGTTTATGATATATCTGTTGAGAATAGAGAGTTATTTTTAGCTAATGGTTTTGTTGTACATAATTGTTATGGCATGTCAAAATATGGGCTGGCAGAGCGTTTGGGTATCTCTGAAGATGAAGCCGAAAAGTTTATTAATGACTATTTTAGAGCTTATCCTAGAGTAAAAAGTTACTTAGATGGGGCTGCAGAAAAGGCTATCAACAAAGGGTATAGTGTTACCATATCTGGAAGAAGACGATATTATAATTTTCCTGGATCGGAAGTTAATGATGATGAAAGAAAAAATATATTAAATCATATAAGACGTTGTGGAAAGAATACTGGTGTGCAAGGCTGTCTGGGTGCTAACACTAATGTTTTTGGTGCCGGTTTAATAAAAAATAATGTAGGTAAGCAGCGTATTCTTTTTTGTGATAAAGGAAAAACTATAAGAGCTTTTGGTAAATATTCTGGGAAACAAAAAGTATATAAAATAGTTACAAATATGGGATTTACTTTGACTGGGACTTTTGAACACCCTATATCAGTTAAAAATGGTAAATACTCCGGCAATAACATGTGTGCTCTTGGGGAATCTTTAGGAAAATCTGTTAAGATGTATGCAAATAAATATGAAGGATTTCCTATAAGTATAGAAAATATTATAAAAAGATTTAAAGTAGAAACGAGAAATTATTATATAACTAAGGAGCTTGCTTTTATATTGGGTTGTTTGTATGATAGTGGGTATTTTGAAAGTAGACAAAAATTATTTTATATAAAAAATAGAGTTTTAATTGAAAAGTTGAATAGTTGTTGTATTAAATACTTTGTAAAATCTGGAAATATTAGAAAAAGGTGTCCAATAAAATTTATTAATAAAGGATCAAAAATCTTTATAAGTTTTAGTGAAAATGTAAAGAAATTGTTATATAATATGCTATATAATAAAAAAAATAAAATAAGACACATGTCTGACATTTTAAATTCTCCTGTTGAAATTAGAGAAGCTTTTGTTTCTGGTTTTCTTGGGTGTAGAGCAAGAAGTAGTAATGATAAAGAAGGTCTGTTTATTTTATGTTCTAATGATATTATAGCTTTTACTATACAACAGCTTTTACTTTCGCTTGGAATAATATCTTTTAAAGAGGTTGGCAATAATGGAGAAGCTCAGCTATCTGTTATAAATGATTTTATAACTAATGTTGGTAGTTTTATAAATGAATACGGTTTCGGATTAAATATGTATACACGAATGCCAGAATCTGAGTTTTATGATGTAGTTAAATCCGTTAAATATGTTGGAATAGAAGATACTTATGATTTTGTTAGTCCCGATGAGCCGCATAGGTATGTAGCAAATGGGTTTAAAGTTTCTAATAGTAACGCCGATGTGTTAAAACAGTCGATTATTAATTTGAACAAAAATATAAAAACAGGTAGTTACGACGCTTCTGTTGTTCTTAATATTCATGATGAAATTGTGGTAGAAACAAAAGAAAATCAAACAAAAGAAGTATCACAAATTCTTAGCAAATCTATTATTGATGCTTGGGATTCTTTTTTTACGGAAGTACCAATGGTAGCAGATTCTACTGTAGATTTTTGTTGGAGTAAATAAAAATAGAAATGGAGATTTGAGTTATGAATTTTAGCACGCTTTGTTTTAATTATAAGCTTGTTGGGGAAGGAGCTGTACCTCCAACGTTGGCTTATGATACAGATACTGGTTATGATATTACATTAATAAAAAAAAGTAAGGTTATAAAAAGCGGTTCTTTTGGTGAAGTTTCATTATATGATTCGGGAGTTATTATTAGTCCCCCGAAAGGATACTATGTAGATTTAGTAGCGAGATCAAGTTTATCAAAAACAGGACATTTATTAGCCAACGGATTTGGGGTAATTGATAGTGGCTATAGAGGTACTTTGTTAGCGGCGATGTTCAAATATGACGTAGAAGGTCCTGATTTAAAATTACCAGGTAAATATGTTCAAATAATATTTAGACCAATTATACATTTTGTTCCAGTAGAAGTTGATTTTATAGATGAGACAAAACGCGGGGATGGAAAATTAGGCTCGACCGGTTTATAAATATTTAGTGGGATAGATTAAAATGAAAGAAAATAAATATAAAGAAGAAACAAATCTTAAACTTTGGAGATATTGTTGCAAAAAATGTAATAATCAAGACAGGACTGTAGAACGTGCTTATTATGCACCTTCTACTACTAAGATTTGTCCAAAATGTGGAAATGAAATGTTTCCAAAAGAAGCAACAATAAATTTGAATAAAGGATTAAAAGGAATAATAAAAATTAAATTATAATGGGGGAATGATGTTATGAATTGTACATTTGCTAAAGACGCACATAATCACGATATCAGTGTATGTAAACTAGTGACTGGTGAACTTGTTGTCGGAAAGGTAAGTATGACAGATGAATTAATACACGATGTAGCTCTTATTGTTCCAAAAGAAATTGAACAAGACAAGGAAACTAAGTTTGGGTTTTATGTTATTCCCTACGGGTTTCCTATGATTCAAAAAATAACAAATGAAACACTGAGCTTGGTGAATGTTATTAAGGTGTTTCCTCCGTTAAATGGTTTTGAGGATGTTATAGCCATGTACCTTAAGATAATACAAAAAGAAACAGGAGTGAAAGAAAATGAGTAAGATCTCTTTTAGAGAATGCGGCGAAGAAGTTTACACACTAATGAATGAGTTGATAAATGAGTATCATTTAAATTTGCGTAATGTAAAAATCAAATGTTTGTTTTATAACAAACCGAGGAAACGTTGTGGAAAAATTATCTTAGGAACTGCTGAAGCTGTTTCTCCTAAGTTTAATTATTTAACTAATATTGATTTTATTATTTCCATTTATGAAAATACTTGGGATACAATGGCTGAACAAGAAAAGAAAGCTCTGATTGATCATGAATTGTGTCATTGTTTTGTTGGAGAAGATAAACACGGCAACCCTGTTTATAAAACTATTCCACATGATTTTGAGGAGTTTAAAGAAATTATTGAACGTTATGGTTTGTGGCAAGACAATATTTGTGTTGATGATATAGAAGATGTCGAAGAATAATTATCAAAAAAATCACCGTAAATTTAAAGTGCTTTAACCTTTGGAGTATGTCGTGGTTGCTAAAACTAGAAAAGCAAAACTACAAAAAGGCCAACGCTTACAAAAATGGGTATGTGAAAAAATATCTAACTTATTAGGTATACCATGGGGTGTTGATGAGCAAATTGCTTCACGTGAAAGTGGCCAATCTGGTGTAGATATTCGTCTTGTTGCTTCTGCAAAGAAAAGACTTAAATTATCAATAGAATGTAAGAATCAAGAACATTGGAATATTCATAGGTGGATTGAACAGGCTAAAACAAACCAGGCAAAGGGAACTGATTGGCTTGTAATTGCAAAAAGAAACCATAAAGACCCAGTAGTAATATTAGATGCAAATGCATTTTTTAAAATACTTGAAAAAGTGAGACTTTAAATAATGGAAAAAGAAGTAGACTATAAAAATAAAACTATAAAATGTGCATGGTGCAATAATTATGATAATGAAACTTCTATATGTAATAAGCGTAAAATAAGATTAAAAGCTAGATCAAAACGCAAGTGTGAGTATTTTATTCCTGATAATGAGAAAATAGATAAAGAAATCAATAAAGGCACTAATATTAAAAAATATAAAAGACCTGATTGGTATTTTTTACGCGGTAGTAAAAGAAAAAAGGCTATAATAAAGGAAGAAACACAAAGAATATTAAACGAAACAATGAAAGATGAAGCTCATCCGTTTACAGGAACACTTGGTAATATACATTCAACAGCTGTAACAGATTAACTGGCTGATTTATTTAATAGTATAGGTGTAGTATAATTATAGATTTTATATTTTTAGGAGTTTAAAATGGCTAGAGGAAGAGTTAAATGGTTTAATTGTAAGAAAGGCCACGGTTTTATTACTGGTGAAGACGGTAAAGATGTTTTTGTACATTATTCTGCAATTATTGGTAAACAAGATCGATAGAGACATTAATGGCACTCGCAACATTTTATTGCGAGTTTTGGGAGATGCCCCCATCACTCTGAAAAAGGAGAGTGGTGCATTTGTTAACGCGAGTTAACAAAAAAGCATCGGAAAAATAGATTATGTTTGTATGTCCTATATGTGGGAGTAATTCGTACTCTATGGTTTTGGATGAAATATTCAAATGCAATGGGTGTTCTGTTTTATTTAATGATCCTGTAAAATTTTGTAAAACAGAAAAAGATAAAAACAAAAAGGAAAACATTAACAAAGTACATTTATATAATGGAAGTCAAGGCGGTGTTATCTCAACACCTATAAAATTAAAAAGGCTTTAGTTTTAGATTTAATAGAAATGATAAAAAATACTAACATTAAACAAGAAGTACCTATTGATATTTGTAAACATATAATAGTAGAAAATTGTAAAGCTTGTTTGTTGTATAAGAAAAGAAAGAACATAGTAAATGGTTTTGGTAATAGAAATTCTTCTTTAATGATGGTTGGAGAAGCCCCAGGAAGAGAAGAAGATTTAATAGGTCGGCCGTTTGTTGGTGCAAGCGGAAAACTCATAGATGAGAGTTTAGATTTAATAAATATTGTACGTGAAGATATATATATTTCTAATGTGGTTAAATGTAGACCTCCAAATAATAGAGATCCAAATGAATTAGAAATAAAAACATGTTTACCGTATTTGATTTATGAAATTATGACTATAAAACCTAAAGTTATTTGTTTGTTAGGTAGAGTAGCTTCAAAAGTTTTTATATCTGATTTTAAGTCTATTACCAAACAAGAAGGAAAAATTTATACTATTTTAAATGGTATAAAAATTATCCCTGTATGTCATCCTTCTTATTATTTACGTAATTATGCACCAAAAGAAAGATTTTTTTCTACTATAAAAAAGGCATACTCTGAGTGTTTGGTATAATGTTTGCATAATGTATCTATAAAATTTGGGGGTGAACAGGCTTCGATTGCTAAGACGGGGCAAATAACGCAGCTAGTTGGATGGTACTTGGCCAACTTAAAAAAACGTATCAAAAAATAATTGACACAACTATGTCAAGCTATGTTAACGCTCTTTCAAGAGTGGAAAAAGTAGCACTTTCAGTTTAGGCTGATTGGGTTTAGTCGAAACCTAGAAACAGAATTCGACTGTTTTAGTAACAATTTTTTAATTTTTTTTGTATTATTTTTATTTTTATTGATTTGAAATATGGCTGTATATCGAGATTTGTTTTGCTTGGTAAGACGCGGGTTCGATTCCCGCCACCTCCACCAATTTTTATTGACATCTTTGGACATAGTTTAAGAAACTCCAACCATTAGTTGGAGCAGATCGCAAAAGCTAACCTTAAAAACTTAAAAAGTTTTAATCTTTAAAATGAGTCAATTTTAATTAGTAAAATATTTTCAAAAAAAAATCACTTGACAAAGATTAAATACGATAATATATTATAAATAAAATATTAGTAAATTTTTAAATTGTGAAATTTATCCAATGAGATAACATTTGGCATGATAGTTGCATTTATATTTTAATAAAATGTAATAAAAATATAGGAGATTTAAAATGGCACAAAAAAACAAAGAATTACTTGAAACATTAAATAAAGAAATAGAAACTAGAATTTTACCTAAAACAAATTATCCTTATGTGCCTGCCAGCGCTATAAGAAGTAGACTTAATGAGGCTTTTGGCGCTCTTTGGAATACAGAAATTATTAAATCAGAGGTAGTTGGAGATGAAATTGTCCTCTTGCAGTTAAGATTAGTAGCTGAATTAGACAATAATGAAAGAATAGTTAAAGAGGCTTTTGGTTCCGCAATTATACAGAAATATAGTAGTGGTCCTAATAAAGGAAAAATTATTAATTTGGGAGATTCTTATAACAATGCTGTTACTGATGCTATTAAAGCTTGTGCTAAACAGCTTGGTATTAGTAATACACAATTAGATGTCGTAAAAGATCCAAATAGTGGTGAGTATGTTCAAGTTTCAGATTTTATTAAAACAGAAAGACCAGAAAAAGAAACAAATCCACAAACAGAAAAGGAGATAAAAACAACAAGTAAAGAAAAAGTATTAGACCTTAAAAAGAAACTAGCAGAGAAGAAAGAAAAAATAGCTACTAGAGTAAAAACATCTGTTAAAAAAGAAGATAAAGAAGAGGATATTGAAGAAACAACAAATCATGGTACGAGGCGACAATATTTGGCATGTTAATTGCATAAACTAATAGCACGAGTTGATAGAATTCGACAGGAATGAAAAACTGTGTTTTCAATTTCAACTCTGTTTTTGAAATGTTTTAACAGTCGGGATATCGACTGTAGGTTTAGGTGGAAGTAAGACAACTTCGGTTGCATCCGCTGTTGAAGGCCAAGAAACCAAGGCGCTTTAGCCCTTGGAATATGCCATAGGAGAATTTTACAATAAATGAATGATATAAAATATGAAGTAATACAAGTACCTTTTGATCTTATTGGAATGTCTATCAGAATTTTAAAAATGGATAATAAAAAAGATATTGAATCTGAGCTTGCTTTATTTTCAAAAGAAAAAGGTTTAATATCAAAAACATATTATGAAGATTATATATTATCTGTTTATATTATTAATATAGGTCAACTTTTATATTATATAAATTCAAATAAAAATTTAATATCAGATTTTAATGATTTTAGAAAAACACTTTTATCTAGATTATATGAAACCAATCCTTTATTAGATCCAGAAGGTTTAATTGTAGATCCATTTGGTATTCTTAGGATTGATGATGGTACTATAGATGGGTACCCCTTTGTAGAAAATCCAATGTGGAATAAGGGCCAGAAAGAAAATATTTCTACTGATGGTTTTTCTTTTGATGATAAAATTCTTGACGATATCGTTGGTTCTGAAAGCGATTCTATTGATAAAGACGAGAAAACTATAAAGGAAAAACAAAAATTAGACGACAATATATTAAAAACAATAGAAAATGTAAAAAAAGTAAAACATGATCTTGTAAAGAAATGGTGGGATAGACTCACCATGTATATAATTATTAGAAAATTTTCAAAAGAAAATATTGATAAAGTAATTACACTTGGAGATTATGATAACGAAGATTCCTATAAAACATTTATTATAACATCTCTTATAAAAGATGTTGAATCTGTTCTTGCTCTTATAGATAGGTTTGGTTTGTCAACAAAATTTACACCTCAACAAATGATTGATGAACTTTACGAATTATGCATTAGTATTAATCCAGATATAAAGTATGACAAATTACGTAAAAAAACAAATAGAGCCAAGTCTGCAAGTAAAAAAGTAGTAGCTAAAACAGACTATAAAGCTTTAAAAGATATTTCACCTGAAAAAATACTAGGTTTAGAAGATAAACTTTGCAAATCAGTAATAGGACAAAAAGAAGCAATTAGTATTATAACAAAAACTTTAAAAAGAGCACGTGTTGGAATAAAAGATCCAGCTTGCCCTATTGGGTCTTTTCTTTTTGCTGGAAAGACAGGTGTAGGAAAAACATTACTAGCAAAAACTTTATCAAACGATTTTTTTAAAAGTGAAGCGGGTGGTGGTTTTGTTAGAATAGATTGCTCTGAGTATTCTTCTGATCATGAATATTCTAAGTTGATAGGAAGCCCGGCTGGTTATGTTAGATCTGATGAAGGCGGTATTTTGACTAATGCTGTTCTTGAAAACCCCTTTTCGGTTGTTTTGTTTGATGAGGTAGAAAAAGCTAGTGAAAAGGTTCACCAATTAATGCTTCAGATAATGGATGAGGGAAGATTAACGGATAACCAGGGAGAAGTTGTATCTTTTAAAGATACTCTTATTTTGATGACTTCTAATATTGGAGCTGATGCTGTTCAAAATATAGAAAAAACAATAGGTTTTGGTGAAGTTAATAAAATAACAAATAAAAGAAAAAATATTGCAATAAAAAATGCTATAAAAAGAATATTTAAGCCTGAATTTTTGAATAGACTTACAGGAATTGTTTATTTTAATGATATAGATAGAAAAAATTGTTCTAAAATTGTTGATATAGAATTGAATAAACTTAATAAATATCTTAAAAATAGAAACATTTTTGTAAATTTTTCAAAATCTGTAAAAAATCTTATTTTAAATGAAGGATATTCTGAAACTTATGGAGCTAGAGAGATAAGAAGGACCGTTGAAACTCTTGTATCAGATTCTTTGTCTGATTATATTATTAATAATTGTATTGAAAAGAATGTTACAATTGATACTAAAGTTAAAAATAAAAAAGTAGTATATTTAAATTGTAAAACTGTAACAGAACTTGTTATTAAAAACACACAACAAAAAGAAAAAATAAAAGAGGAAGAATGTAACTGTAAAAAAGACTGTTGTTAAGTTTGTTAAGTATAAAAAATTTTATATTTTAAAATAAATAATAAAAATAAAAAATCAGGATTATTTAAATAGTCCTGATTTTTTTTTAATTTGCTGTTAGTTAGTTAGAGAGGGCATTTTATAAAAGTGCTTAAAATATAGGTGTCTGTTTTTATTACAAATAAAATTTTATGAGGTATTATTATGGATTCTATTACTATTCCTTTTGTTAAAATTAATTATATAAACTTTATAAAAGAACGTTATGATGAGACTGTTTATAACAATATGATTATAGAATTAAAATGTAGCGGAGATTTACGATCTCATTTATCGTTTTATTGGAAGGACAGTGACCCTGTTCCTACAGAGCTATTAGAATTTATAAGTAATTCAGGTATAAATATAGATATCAATAGTGAAAACGATAATGGACAATAATATAATTAAAACCGATAATAAAATACATATTTTATGCATTGTAGAAAATATAAAAACATATAATAAATTACTGGAATATTTATATTGTGATGGTAAAACAAAATGCCACGGGTTTTATTCGTATGAAGAATTTTGTAATTTTTGTAAACAGCATAAAAATGATAAAAATATAGGTTGGTGTGTAATTGAGGTAGTTTCTAGTAATTTAAAAATTTTTGGTATTGTTTATTTAGACAATGTAATAAATATTATAGGAAAAATTAGAAATACTTTTCCAAAAACATCAGTTGTAATATTAACAAATATTAGTGCAGATAGTTATGAAATGAAAATATTTAAAGATAATAATATACCAATTATTTGTGGGCCTACAACAAAAGAAAAAATTAAAGAAATTTGTAAATTGTTAAGGAGATAGTTTAAAAATGTTTTTTAGTGAAAAAAAAATGAAAAGGGTGATAAAAGGTCAAGTTGATGAACTAGAAAAAACATTTAATTTGAGTCTTGCTAGACTTTCTGATAAATTAAAAAATATAGAAGAAGAAAGAAAGAATAATGCGTGCCCAGCAGGAATAGAACTAGAAAAAGCTCTTACAAGGGCTATAATAGAAGTAGAAAAAACAAACAGCAAAACAAATGAAAGATTAGCAAGTCTTGAAAATAAAACGGATAATAATACAAAAACATTGGAAAAAGTTGGTTTATTTGTAGATGAAACTAAGGCGGCTGGTTGGAGATTAGTAACAAAGGTTGTATCTGCAGTTGGTGTTGTAATTTTAATTGGTTTGCAAATTTATCAACTTTACATTTCATATTCTGGCAATGGTTAAAATTTTTTATATTTTAAATGATACGTATTCAGTTTTATTTCTTCCATAAAATGTATGCCACATTTTATCACCGTTATTTTGTGCACTAATAATTAACATTAATATATAAACTGCTTTATTATCTGTAAGATCATAATCGAAAAAACAACATTTTAATTTCGGTATTGTACTTCCTTCTTCATATAAAATAAATTCAAATTCTTTGTTTGAATGTGATATAACATTTATATTTGTTTTATATTTTATATAAACAAAAGGTAAAATATATTTTCTTACATTAAAATGTTTTTTATATAATTTTATTGTCAATCTTACTATTGGTAACTTATTTTTTGTTTCATTACATGTTATTATTTTTATATTTTTCCAACCGGCTTTTTTAAATCTTATGATATCCCCATAAATTTCTGCAGGTATATTATAAATTGTATCCCATGGATTAATTTTTTTTGTAATGATTTTACAATTACCGCACGGACAATTGACCGGCATGTCAATCTTGGTTATGTTAATAACTCTGATCGTATTATCAAGCTGTTGAACATATCCAAAATCAGTATTAATGATTCCATACTGATCAAAGTTAAATTTTTGAGTTCCTATAAAAACTGAATTACAAACCATATCCAACATGTATGCAATTTTTGTGCCATTTTAATCCATGCAGTTAACTAACTCTTCTACTACACCTGCTTTAAAGTAAATGTAAGTTTTATATCACACATTTAAAAACCCAAAGGTTAAAAAGAAGCCCGATCCTGTTTAAACTGATTTCTTAATTTCTTTTTTTTTGAATTATTTAGGTGCCGGGTTGCGAAAAAAAATTTTGTTTTTTTTAAGAATAGTATACTATTATATAGTATATTATTAGTTATATAGTATATTACAAATTATATAGTACATTATTAATATACAATATGTTTTTGTCAATAGAGAATGCATACTTTGAGCCCAACTAAAAAAAGTAATTTCAGATAGAAATTCTTCTGTTCACTTTAGAAAATGTTTCATGCAAGATTATTTGGTTGACTGGACTATTTGGTTAGCAAAGTCTATAGCTTCCTCAACCGCACTGTCCGTTGCATTTTCGCCGTAGGCGTTTGACCATTGCCTTAGTTCGTGTCGCATCATAGTTTCATCTGCACCTAATTTTTTTAACTCTACTGATAATTCAAATAATGATGACATTTTTTCAGCTCCATGATAGGAAATTTTTTTAATTGACTATACTATCTCTATATACCGTTATACTCTGTATAACCTACTATGCCTTGAATTTCGATCCATTGTTTTCCACAGTTATTACATTTAACAGGTTGTAGAATTTCGTTATACCGAATTTCGTAAACACTTACTGCGTTTATGTCTGTTGATCTACAATACGGACACAATGCTCCATTATGTTTACAATATTCAGCAGAAGTCATATGGTTTGCTTTAAGCAATTTTGTTTTTCTATGTTTATTTGTTTTCATTTTTTTTTTCCTTGTTATAATTTTTAATTTCTTTTATTGGTTCAAAGCATAAAGAACAAAAATAATATCATAATGAGTTCTCGGTGGGCGGGGAGCATTTTGCATCTCCCTCACAAGCAAGGCTGTACACCAGTTGCGTATTTACTTGCTGCCACAGTAACCGTTTAACTGGTCTCCTACACGTTGTGGCGGCTTTAGCCACCCCCCGACAAATCATTATAAGTATTTTGGTCATATACTCAATCACAGTTTTTACAACGATATATCATGTTTACTCTTGTTACTAGTTTTTTTTAGTAGGCCAAAAATTATTCCATTGCCATGGCTTTATTCATATCTTTTCCAGCATAATAGGAAAATTTCCATGAATAATTTTTTTGGCATATCCACACACCAGATGTTCCTGCCTTTGTTTTATTATCTGGAAAATAGTTACCTTGTTTTACATAAACTAAATTCCATATTGATTTGTTTATTTTAAGTTGCATAGGCGTTTATTTTTAGTGATCTATCACAAACAGCGTTTGGAGTTTCTCAAGTTGTGCTTGTCTCAATGAGCCACGTTGACACTTGAATGCTCTATCCAAACACAAGATTTTTTATATTTGTTGAGTTGGAAATATAGAATGGTCCAAAATGTTTTTGCATAGAAATTCTTCTGCTCCTTTGCCAATTTTATTCTATATGTCGACAGAACCACCACATCTCATTTTTTGCTTTTTT